TGAAGTCATTGTTAGCAACATCAAGTTGTCCACCAGTTTTACCGCCAGTAATGACAGCAGAACTACGAGCAGCAGCGATGAATACTTTAGCAATAGCAGTGTCGAAGCGAAGTGCAAGAGCCTTACCTAACTCGTTAGCGTAAACTGAACGAATGTCGTAGTGGTTCTTTACATCATCAATGTTAGACAAGAAAGTAGAAGCCAAAAGCATCTTATCAATAGTGATGATTTGTTCAGCTTTCTTGATGTCACTTAGGTATCCACCTGCTCCAGTTAAACCGTTAGAAGCAATGCTTTCGCCTGGCGTGTGGTAATTTGCAGAAGCAATTCCTGTAACAGGGAACTGAGCTGATTTACCGTTTTCGATTGTGCGGATAGTATGAAGTGGTTTGAAAATGTTAGCCTCTTCAAAGGTCTGCAAGATTTCTCCGCTGAACTTTTTAAGAAACAAAGCATCTACATCACCAGCACTATTAACTTGTCCTACACGAGAGGGAGTTGTATTAGACATATTATGTTATCTCCTTATGTATTTTGTTATTAATGTTTGTGTTTATGTTATGTGACTTTCGTTGTAACCTTTGTTCGAGATTGTCCACCGCAGTGGGTCTTGACATTAGTTATACTAATTGTCTATTCAAAGTGAATTTAATATAATAATTCCACCTAAGCAAAGAACAGTCAAGACAATAGCCTTTTCCTTCTTTGTTAGTGAATTGTATTTATCTAATAGTTTTTTCATTTATTCTTAGCTTTATTGTGTACATATCTAGTGTAGATTATAGGTACTACATTCCAAAGGATAACACCTACTAGACATAGTTTCAAGAATCCATACACTTCGTCTAACATAGAATCAAAGAATCCATCATCCATCTTTTCATCTAGTTGTAATTGTACAAGTTTCTGTACATCTCCTTCAGATAAAGCCTTAGCCTTATTAGCTAGTCCTTGGTTTTCCTCCATTAACTGTGCTCCTTTTCCTACTCCCCATCCTAGAGCAGCACCGCCAGCGGCAGGACCAGGACCACCTAAAGCACCTACAGTTGCTCCGCCTACACTACCAGCTAGTGGGTAGAAAGTAGCCTTGGAACATCCACCTAAAAAAACCAGCAACCAAAAAACTGGGAGAAAAATAAGTGGAGTCCAAGGCTTTTCTACGAGCAAAACTAATTAAAGGTAATTGTTACTTACTGCGATGCGTCTGTCAATCTCTTCGTGATAAGCTTTGTCACCACTTTTATATCGAGGATCAGACATTGCACGAGCAAGTTCCTGATTAGACTTGAAAGGCATAGTAGCTGAACCAGTAACTGAACCTTGTGTCAGTCTAGGTGCAACTCCATTCTCTGCCTTGTATTGTGCGTACAGTCCTTTAGCTGCAAGCTTTGCTTGGTCAACTGTTCCGTTCTGTACTATATCATCAAAAGTATTTATCTCTTCAGGTGAGAGGTTGTTAGATGCCCATTCTGCCATTTGATCCCAATTACCATCTGCTACAGCCTTGATGCTTCCTTCTTCACTTTCCATCAATGCTTGTTGACCAGCAGCGTAGCTATCTACTAACTCCTTCGGTAGCCCAACTTCAGCAAGATTCTTATAGGTCTCTTCAGATATAACACCGTCATTCTCAAAGAACTCTTTACTAGCTTCAGCAATAACAGTATTAGTATCCGTGTTTTCTGTATCTGTGTCCTCTTGTTGTTCATCGCTTTGCTCTTCTTCTGGTTGTTGTTCTTCTTCTTGTTCTTCTTGTTCAGCCCCTGCTCCCAATTTCTTTTCAAGTTCACTATAGGCATTAGCCATATCCTCAGCACTCTTAAACTTTTCAGGTAACCAATCAGGTCTATCCTGTTGCGTTTGTTCTTCAGGTACTGATTCAACAGTCTCCTCTGACTCAGGGTCAATCTCCTGTGGTGCTTTCTCATTTATCTCTACTCGGTGTAATTCAGCCATATCTCTCTTTACTCTTCTTGTGGTTGTTGTTGACTAGCCATGTACTGCTCTTGTGCAGCATTGATAGCAGGTGCTACAGCAGGTTGACCCAACTTCATCATCATCTCTTGTTGTTGTGCCATCTGCATAGCTTGTTGAATTTCTTCTTCTGTCTTGATTAATCCTTCAGTCTCTATGCCTAACGCTGTAGCTCTTCTTTTGAAGTAGTCAGATACATTAACATATTCAGCAACTGCTTGTGGACCAACTATCTGATTAGCACCAGCAAGGAATAGATCAAGTTTTTGTAAGTCATTACCTCGTCCTAGTGCTTCAACACCAGTAACAATAGTAGGTTTAACAATGTCTTTAGGTAGCTTAGGTAATCTATTTTCCTTAGCCATCCTAGCCATTAACCTAGTAACTACAGGCATTTGAAACTCTTGAGATAACAAAGAATAAAGTCCACCTAGTGCAGCTTCCAGCTCCTGGGATAACATCCTTATCTCCTCTGCTGTTACTCTTTCTGCATCTCTTACTACTCCACTGTTCAACAGGAATGCCTGTGACAATCTATCACTTATTCCATTCATTACTGACTGTGCAGTCCTGAAGTCATTGAACTTGTTAAGTTGTAAAACAGATACATCTCCGTCAGAACCTTGTACAATAGCACCGTTAGGAGATTCAGATAATGTCTTAGCCCTTGTAGTACCGTTAGGATTGACCATGAACAATACTTTAGCTGCTGCTGCACTACCCTCTACTATAGCTTTAGTAAGAGCTTCCAAAGACTTCAAGTCTCCAATGTACTCCTCTACAAATCCTCTGCCGTAGTCCTCACCATCTATTCTTGTATATCTAAGTGGTAGGAATGGAGTCTTTTCTATTGGGTATCTACCTCTGGATTCTTCTATTACAATTCCTTTTACATCCTGTTGTACTACAAATTCATTGCCTTCTCTTACAACAGAAGTATAAAGATCACAGCTGTTTTCTTTCTCTTGACGATATACCTCTTCTCTTACAGACTCAGGTAACATCATTGGAGCAACAGTTTCTTTGATAGCTATGTGTGTTACATTCCCCATTGGGTCTCTTTTTACTACATAACGATCCAGTCTGAATACTCTCATACCACCATCATCAGGTAAGTATAACAATGTATTTCCTGTTACTAATAAATTCTTTAAAGCTTCAAAAACTCCTACTCTAAATGCTTCTACTTCTACTTCTTGAGATACACTTCTTTCTACATCTGCTAATGCTTTCTCTAAGTCAGATCGTAACTGCTCTCCTCCCTCTGGTCCTAACTCCTGCTTTGCTTTATCTAATTCATACCTGTCAATAACAAGACGAAAGAAAGGTGCGTTAGGTGGTAACAAAGCTAAGAGTAATTTAGATGCTAGGTTATTAACTCCTCTAGCTCCTACTCCTTGATATGGTGTGTAGTACTTAGTAGCGTGACTATGACCATCAGGCGGCATAATGTAAGGAATAGTCAACTCAGATGAGGTTCTACCTCGATCCAAGAAAGACCACCTTTGGTTCTCCAAGCTACTGTATAGCCCTTGAGCTGTTTCGTGCATATTAGATTTCTTCGTCAGAAGTCCACTCGTCTGTGGCTAACACTTCTAATATTTCAGAATGGGTATATTCAGTCTTACTCCATAGAAAAGATGGTTGTCCGTCTCTGTATTTAACAAGTGTTTTTGATCCGTCTAAGGAGTAGTGCAAATGACTTTCGTTGCCTTCTAAGACTTGGTTGAAGTCAATGGAAGGTACATCATCTTTTGAAATAATTGTGTATTTTCTAGGTATCATAATTATTATGGTGCGTCGTTTAAGTACTCAGGGCTTCCTCCACCAACAGAACCGTCAGAGTGGGCAGCAGCTTGGTTAGCGATAGTACCTACTACATCACCAGTTGCTGGGCTACCTGATCCGCTATCAGTATCGCCTGTACCATCGCCAAGTCTCCAATAACCAATCAAGTTACTACTTCCGTTATAGTTTCCTTGGTTGACAGTTAAGTCGATTGGACTACCTGTGTTGTAAATTTGTGTGATGTTGTTCCCATCTAATGCAGAGTTGTGCAATGAAAATTCATCTACTTTACCATGATGATAAAAACCCGACCCTGATGCGTGTCTACCTAAAGTCAAATTAGCTGTGCTTGAAGTAATGGTACTAGAAAAAGTATTTATCAATGAACCATCTACATAACCTTTTAATGAAGAACCATCGTGAGTTACAGCAACATGATACCAATCAGTAGTGCTTGTTAAAAGTGAACTTGCAAAAGTTTTTACACCATCACCTGCGTATAGAAAATCTCCACCATTGAAATAAACTTGATAACCATTTGAAGAAGATGTGCTTTTTTGCACGACTGTATTAATACCTGTGTCATCTTGTTTCATCCAAAATGATATTGTAAATTCAGTGGGCATTAAAGCGGAGTTGTTACCGAAGTCGATGTAATCTGTTGCTCCATCAAAATCCACAGAAAGATTATTTGTTACTGCGGAAACAGCACGACCATCATTATTAAAGACAGACCACGCTGTACCATCATAAATGATGTAATTATTAGTGTCCGTTTCAAAGTAAGCATCACCTGTCGAGGGACTACCTGGACGAGTGGTTGAAGTTGTTGTTGGAATTGTAGTTGGCATAGCTATTAAATAGGTTCGTCACTTGTCCACTCATCCGTTGCTAGAATTGCTAGAATTTCAGAGTGGGTATATTCTTGTTTACCGCTAAGAAAGGAGGGCTGGTCGCCTTCGTACCTAGCAAGTATCTTTGAACCGTCTAAACTCTTTCTGCTGTACGATTCATCAATGTCAACAAGTTGAGCAAAGTCAAAGCTACTAGCTTCGGAAGTATCTGCGATAACATATGTTCTGTTGTTCATATCTATTAGTATGGTTTATCGGTAGTGCTAAATATTACACCGTTGTTCGTGCCGTTGTAGCCACCTGTTACCTCTGTTACATCGTTCTCAAATCTCCAAACAGCAACTGGTTCTACATATGTTTTATTATTGTAAATATTAGAAACAGCCGTAGATGTTAATGCACTATCGAAAACTGCAAGCTCATCTAACTTTCCATCGAAGTATCTAAGGTTAGACGACCAATTAGGGCTATTCCTACCAATATCAAAGTCATCTGCCCAACCGCTTTGTAACGAGTTAATCGTTGCAGTCCCACCGTCACTAGCACTTCCATTAATATAAACGGTTAAAGATGTTCCGCTAATAACAACCGCAAAATGATACCAAGTACCGCTAGAGATGCCACCACTAATTCCTAAAGTTACATCAGTATTAACACCTGCCGATAAAACTCTAAGTTGAGAAGTACTCTGAGGTCTTATACCAAAATTAGCTGAACCGCTTGCCCCAGAACCAATAATTACTTTTTGTATTGTATCGTAATTAAACCACCCTGTTACAGTTGCATTAGAGGAAGCATTTAATGGTGATATTGTTCCGACACTTATGTAATCAGCAGTACCGTCAAACTCCCCACTATAACTATTTGAGGTGAAGGTAAATGTTCCAAACGCACTATCACTAGCATACCCTCGCCAATTAGCACCATCGTAAACAATTATGTTCTTGGTGTCTGTTTCAAATGCAATGCGACCTTGTACTCCTGTGGGTCTAGTTGAAGATGTTGTTGGTGTAATTGTACTCATGTTTATTAAGAATCGTTATTATAAATGTACCAAGCACTACCGTCGTAGACATACAAATCATCCGTATCAGTTGCTTGTTCAAGTGTGTAAGCAGTCGGTGTGGATGCTAATATAGTAGCTTCCGTATTGGTAGCTGTGATAAGAATAGGATCACTAATATCGTAGTTATAGATATACCAAGCACTTCCATCGTAGATGTAAAAGTCATTAGTATTTTCACCGAATGCGATGTTAACTTCTCCGCTAGGATTAGTAGGTGTGCTTGCTAAAATGTTAGCTTCAGTGTCTCTAGTGGTAACATTAAATAGAGTTACTGCATTTAAGAATGTTCCGCTAATATCAGCAGTTGTGAACCCACTAGAAGCTAAAGTAATTCCTGTGACTCCTGATGAAGTTGTAGCTGGGTTGGTAAGAGTAAATGTAATTACAGTATCTGAACCTGTTGGTACGCTTTGACCGCCAGCAACAGTAAGAACTAATGTACCTGATGACTGAGTCCAATCTGCACTTGATCCAAAGATAGATGCACCAGCACCTCCAACTGTTAATGATCCACTATCTGATGTCTGCGATCCTGTAAGTCCAGCTATAGTTAAAGTAGAACCAGCACTTATTGATGCAGATGGATTAACTGTGAAAGTTAGAGTGTTATCATTACCAGCACCATTACCTCCATTATCAAGAGTAGCAGTATCAAAAGTCTCAGGAATTACAGTAGGACTGCCTATGACTCCTAAGCTAAATGTAGGAAGAACGAACATTCTTAGGAAGCTGTGTCTCCAGCTAGAACAAAAGTGTCAGCGGCATAAGCTAATAAACTAGCTACTCCGTACTGAGCGTTGATCTTAGTGTGGGACTGTCTATTGTTGATAGTAGTACTAGATGCACTAAAGCTAACTTGACCAGCACCTTTCTGTACGAAGCTACAATTAAATCCAGCACCCAATCCGCTTGGTACAGTAACAGTTACTGCACTAGCGTTGTCTAACACAACTACTTTACCATTATCACTTGAAAGCAAAGTATATGCAGTTCCTGTTTGGTCATTAGTACTAGCATCGAATCCTAAGATTGCTTCACCGTCAAAGTTACCATCAGTTAAGTCACCAGCAGATACAGTTACTGTTCCTGTTTGTCCTGCTACTGATTGAACAGGTGCAAGAGACATTAGGTTAGTAGCTGTAACTTTCTTTGTTGTTGGTGTACCTGCTACATCGTCAACTATTGCTAGAATATCTGCACCTGCTGGACTAGGTAGATCGGTAAGTTCTGTAAATTTCTTGTTAGCCATTTTATTATTTTTATTATTCTACTGGTTCAAATAGTAATATCTCTTCTTGTTCAGTCATCATAAACTCTCCTTGCTCTGTTTGTAAAGCGTTATCAACTGTGCTGTCAAAACCATACAAAGCTCCGAAGACAGGACGGATCAAGTTATTAGGAAGAGGTATGATCTCACTAGGTTTCTCTAGCTGATCTGTGAATATCAAAGACATTATAAATTATAATGACTCTGTAGTTCCTGTTGCGTAAACGCTGTATGTACCGTCAGTCCTAGCAGATAGATTAGCTCTTATCTTTTCATAGTGACCGTGATCATCTCTGATCATTACAGCACCGTCAGCTGTTACATCTTCAGAATGTATTACATACCAAGCACCACCTATGTAGGCTTCGATGTCTACTGTACCTCCTGAAGTTACGGATGAAGAAGCAATAATAAAGGTCCAACCCTTAGAACGCTCTACTGAGAATGAACTGCCAGCCCCTGTTGAATCAACAGCTGATAGCAGAGTCTTTTTTGAGAGTGTGCGAAGCATAGTATTATATAGTTATAGTTAATAAAAGTTAAGACATGTAAACACCAGTGCCGCCTGTAGCTCCTCCAAGTGTAGGTCTAGCTGAACGCTTCAACTGTGCCTGTGCTCCTCTTCTTTTCTTAGTAGGCTGTGTTTGTCTAACAGTCTTAGGTGCTTCAGCAACAGGAGGCGGAGGAGGCGGAGGTGCTGGAGGAGGAGGAGGTGGAGGAATGTTAGGTGATGACATGCACATGGTCAGTCTTTTGTTAAAATGTTTTCTTGAAGCTGTTCGTTATAAGTTTGTCTAAGGAATCTAATTACAGACACTTGTCCACTTTTAAACCAAACATCTTTTTCTGAATTCGTCAAGTCAGGACATTTGTCAGGAAATAATTCTTCTAATCTTTTAACAACAGCCTCACTTATCATAGGCATTAGTTGATCTTCTTTATTCATCAGGGTCTATGTTAGTCCATATATATATTGGTGTCATCTCTCCTACATAAGCACATCCTATATTGAAGTCAAAGTATTCTATAGCTTCCTCCATTGTCATGTTACTAGGTTCTTGCATCATCTTCTCTAACATAAGTTCTATAGCATATACATACTTACCTTGTTTATAATCTACACCTATAATAGCTTCATCAAATCCATCAGCTTTTAAAGGTTCACTTTCTTGTGCTACTGCTATCATTTGTTATAACTCCTATCGTCTAGTTCATTAGGTAGCTTACCCATTTTAATCATATCCTCTGTCCAAAGGAAAGCACTTGCATTCCAAAGTATAGCACCTGCGTGATCCTCTGATTCATCTCCTTCACTTAATGCTAACAGATGTCTACTCATACTATCTATTAATCTGCTGAGTGGGAATCCGTTATGCCAGTTGTTGTCTCCGTACATTTTCCCTCCGTCTTCAAATCGTTTGGCAAGGGATCGAATGGCGATTGGAGGAATAAGGCTGAATCGTCCTCGTCCAGTAGCCCTGTCACGCTGTGCACCTGTGTCGTAATTCTCCTTTTGTCCGCTGTTTGGTAGTTCTTTGGTGTCCATAGTTTTGTTATTTGTTTTTGTTTTTTATTATATTGTTCTTTTCTTAATAGCCTAGCCATCCAAGCATTGATTAAAGCATCCTGTTCTGTCTGTCCCTTCTTCTCGTACAAAGCAACAACAGATTCCCAAGTGTATCCGTTCTCATCTAACCATCTCTCAGCTGCAACAGGACCAACTCCTTTGACTCCACTGAATCCATCTGTAGAATCTCCCATCAATGTCTGTACTAAGTGGAAGTTGTCAGCTTCTTCCTCTGTTGGTTGGTGGTATTCTTGTCTGTTATAGTCATAAAAGATTCCTGGTACTCCTTTGAAGTCCTTGTCTATACTAACTATGATTCTCTTATCTTGTCTGTTAGGATACTCAGTAGCTAAGATACTTAATACATCATCAGCTTCTATGTTAGCCCAAAGCTGTGCGTTAAGTTCATTGATCATCCATTCCTTCATAGGCTTTAAGATGATAGGTAGTACTGACTTTCTTCTGTTAGACTTGTAGTCAGGGAATAGTTTCCTTCTGAAGTTAGCTCTGTCACTCAACGCTAGGACTACTTCGTCAGCTTTTAACAAGTCCTTGAATTGTTCTATTCTTCCTATTACTCTTTCCTTTGCAACAGTCATGTCAGCATGAACAGTCCAAAGCTCCTCTTCCCATTGTATATTTTCCTGTGCTATAATTGAAGATTCAAATGCTAAGACATCTGCATCAATTAGTATTGTTGTTTTACTCATAGAATATGCTCCAGTTGTTTTGGTATTTTTTATGTTTTGATTTACTGTTAGGTAATGTACTTAACTTTATAGTGAGTCCATGTATATTATCTCTAGGTATTAACCACCAAGTCTTCTCAGGTAAAACATAACATCCTACAACATCTATTGTATCACACATTGTAACTTTTCTTGTGTGTCCTGATCCACTGTTTATGCCGTAGGAATTAGCAGATGTCTTTTTACTTGTAGCTTTGATCTGTACTTTTAAAGTACCTGCTGGACAAGTGACAATGAAGTCCCAAGGCATAGGTGTTGTTGGTATGTGAGGTTCAAAGTCTCTCTCTAAACATTCTGTTATGAACCTAGACTCAGCTATTGCTCCGATTCGTTGGGTATTTGAAGATGGCATAGGAAATCTTAGGTCAACTGTATCGTACAATTCTGCAACCTTCAAGTGCCAATCGTAATCTAGTGTGTCTCTGCCCATGACTGCCCAATCTTGTACTCACCATCCATAGGACAGTTAAGCTTCAAGTCTTTACCTGCTGCTTTGATTGCTTTGATTGCTAACTCTCCGTATGTCTCAGCAAGTTCAGGTTTAACTTCAGCTTGGAACTCATCGTGGATATTACCAACAAATGAATACTCCCTTCCGTGCTGCCATCCTAAAGTCTGTAACTTGTTGTGTAACTTTATAAGTGCAACCTTCATAACCACAGCACCAGCAGATTGAAGTAACATATTAAGTGCAGCGTGTTCTGATCTTACAGGTAGTTCTCTACCATCCAATCCAAGTAAACTTGCAGAGCTTCTTACTTTCTCTTCTATCCTTTGCTTGAGTATCTTTAACGCAGGCAAGTTAGATAAGAACTTCTTCTTTAATATTGCACCTTCTCTTTGTGAACCTCCAACTATCTGTCCTATCTTAGCATCACCTGCACCGTAAAGGAATCCATAGATAAAAGTCTTCGCTTGATCTCTAGTCTCTAACTTAGCAGCTTGTTGATTAACTGTGTGGATGTCTCCTTCAAGGATAGCTTTAGTGTACTCACCTCCATCCCAATTAGCTAGGTAGTGTGCAAGCATTCTTAACTCAAGTCCACTAGCATCCACACCTACTAATACATTACCATTGAGTGGGATGAATAAACTTCTGCACTCCTTTCCGTACTCAGCTCTTACTGCTGGTACTTGTGCTAGGTTAGGTTTGGAATGTGTACATCTTCCTGTGACTGCACCGTTTGTATTGACTCGTCCGTGAATCCTTTTATTCTTAACTAACTTAAGCCATCCATTCTCGCCCTCAGCCAATGCTCCTAGTCTTTTTACGACTAACAAATATTCGAGCAGAAGTTCGGCAGCTGGATGGTTTATCTTTTTAAGAGTAGGTTCATCAACCTTTATAGTCTTTCCATCCTCACTAACAGGTATCTCATATCCAAGTTCTTCAAAGCGTTCCTTGATCTGCTTCCTGCTACCAGGATTAAAAGGTATGATCTCCTCCTTTACATCCAGTGCTTTAGCTTTGTT